TACCTGTGTTCTGTACTGCTGAGTCTGCTAGTAAGCCTTGTGCTGCTGTAGCAAACGCTCCTGTTGCTTGTGTAGCTGCTGTGCCTAATCCAAGGTTAGTACGGGATGTTCCTGCATTGGCTACGTCTGAGAGGTTGTTAGAGCCGAGCATGTCACCACCACCTGCGATAGATTCCCACGCTGGGTCTGTACCGTCTGTGGTGAGGAACTTACCAGCGTTGCCTGTTTGGTCGGGGAGGGATGAGCCACCGCCAGAGCCTAGGATGTAATTACCCTTAGCGTCCTGAGTAAGACCTGACAAGTCAACGTCAGTAAGTTGCCCAAGTGCCTGTGCTCCACCGCCAATATTTCCAACTCGTTGGGTCGGTAGTTTAATCTTCTTTACTTGTTTGTCGATGTACTCTTTAATACCAGCGTAGTCAACGTCTTCTGCCTCGTCTAGCTTTGGCATTACCTTCAATAAAGATTCTACAATAGCGGGAATGTCCACTACTGCATCTTTACCAGGCTCTCCGTCTTTGGCTTTTGGAATCTTAGCCACTTGCTTGGTTACTTCTTTCTCCACCTCTTGTACTACGTAAGAGAATACAATGTCATAGTCTGCGTCTTCTCCGTCCTTAGGTACTGGTATACGTGAGACAACCTCTTTTATCATGACTTCCTTCTCTTGGTCAGTGAAGTAGTCAGTACCTTTCTTAGGCGTGTCACCCCTTTCGCCCTTTGCGTCAGCAATAAGCGTAGCGAAGAACTTCTCCATCGGAGAGTTACCTGTTTTTCCACTTTGGTACTGAGCACGTTCTTTAGCGTAGGGGTCTGGTTTCATATTCGTTTAATTATAACATTTAATTAGAAGTCGATTGCTGTTGTTTTAAGGCTCTGATTTGGTCTACTACTGACTTTGATATGACCCCTTTAACAGCCAAGTCTTTGATGTATGCGTTGGCTTCCTCTGGCTGCATGGTGTTAGCTTTCTTAAAGACGTACTCAGCCCGCTTGCCGTTCTCTACTCCTAGTTGTGAGATGGCTTGGTCAGTGGGTGTCCAGTCAGCTTTCTTTTTATCAGCCAGTACCTTCGCTTTAATCTTCTTCGCTAGTGGTAGGTTGGTCTTGGCTATCTCAGTTAGGCGAGCATTGGCTTGCTCTGGTGGTAGGTTGCCGAGTTCTTTAGAGACAGTTTCAACTTCTTCTGAGATGCTTTGTTTTTCGTCTTTCGCTTCCTTTAGGAAAGTGTCTAGTTCCGCATCTCCTGAAGTTCTGTTTGGTTTAGCAAACTGTCTAAATGCTGATGGAGTAAATTGACGTTGGATGGCGGTTAAGCCTTTTAAGTCACCCTCTTTGAAGTCTTTCCCGTCTGTTTTGTACTCACTCCACATAGCTAGTTCTACTAAGTTGTCTGTCAACTTGGTTAAGAAACTAAGTAGTCGTGGCTCTCCAACAAACAGCCGTGGGTCAACGGCTCCGATAATTGTCAACGCTTCTAGTTGAATACGAGCGTACCACTTTCCTGCAAAAGTATCTTCGTCGTTGTCTTGCATCGCTTGGCTTCCAACGTAAAAGATTAAGGCAGTAGCTTGCACCTCTCTAATAGTTTCTTGCATCTCCCTTGAGGTAATAATGCCTTTCAACTTGCCGCTTTTAATTCTAGTCGCCAGCGTAGTTAGGTTCTTTGCGGTAGTTCTAGCAATCGGAATAGCCCAGCCCTTGTACTTATTCACTGCCGCTCCAGCTGAAGTAGCTCCATAAATAGATTTAACATCTGCACCCAAGTCACGCCACCGACCAGCTTCTAAACGCAACTCAGCCAGTCTCGCTGACGACAATTTACCAGCTCTTAGTTCGGCTTTAGTCATCCTAGACAAAAGAAATATCTTGTTCATTTCAACTGAAGACTGTGCAAAACCAATGAACATTGCATTCAATCCTTTTTCACCTAGTGATATGTTTGGTTCAGCTAATTCAGTCCACACGTTACGCCCGATAAACGGCTCAGCTTCCTTGATAATTTTAGCTGCGTTAGGGTCAATATACCCCTTGAGTCCAGCGTCCCAGACTCGACGTTTAGCACCCTTAGCAACACCTTTAGCTCCTAGAGCTACATAAGTAACTACTGACTCACCAACAACTGCTGCTGTCTGTGAAAGAACACTAAAACCTAAGTCTTTAATTGAGACAACAATATTGCCGAGCCGGAGTGTTACGTCTAGCTTACCGCCCTGTTCCAGCAATCCACCAAAGTTTTCCCTTCTACCCTTCTTGTTGTTTAGATATTTATTTATAAACGTCTTTAGGCTACGGTCTAGCTCTAGTCCCTTTTCAGTTAAACCTTTGGGGGTAAGGGCCTGTGTGTATACTTCTATTTCAGGAATAACCCTGTCGAGCATCTTCTTACGCTCCATCTGTTCTACGTAGTCAAGAAATACTTTAGTTGCATTATTACTCGCTTCCCCCTCTCCAGTTCGGCGCAAGGTATACTTAAAGAACTTAGACTTAGATAGTATCTGTCCAGTGTCTTGGTCAATAATCTTAGCTACTTGGGCAGCGTCTTTCTGCGCTTGGAATACACCACGTACTGCGTTTATCAGTCCGTCATCACTCCAACTCTCTAGAAATTGCTTCTTTGTGTGAGTAAAGTAAGCGTCTGCGTACCGACTCCCTCGTAGTTCCTCTATGGCTATAAGGTGGTCTAAGGCTCCACGGTAGTACTGCTCCATGTGTACGGCTAGGTCTAGCTCCTCTTTAGTGAGAGCTTTCATAGCCGCTTCTTTGGCTTCTGGTTCAGCTTCGAGGTAACGTACTATCTCCTTTTGTTTAGGTACAAGTGACTGTTTAGCCTTACTGAATATACTTGTATTACGTGATTTGTTAGCGGCTGCTGTTAGTCGGTTAGTCTCAGCTTGCACCTTTAAGAAGCTAGCTTTACCACGCATTACCTCGGTCTGGGTACGCTTTACTACTAGATTGTAGAAAGGATTAGCTTCTGCTAGGGCGGTATCGTAGCGCATGCTATCTAGTGTGGTAGATGTCATGTTCTCTAGGTCTTCAAGTTTAATATCTTTAAACTCAGGGTTTTTCTTTAACTCTTCCCATAAGTGAACCCGTACCTCACGCATAGTTTTGACACTACCTAGTTCTGTACGGCTGATAGTCTCTAGTGTTCGAGGAGACAGGAACTCATCACCCACACTAAAGCCCTCCAGTGACTTAGCGTACTGGCGTAACTGGGCTTCGTTCATCTGGCTGACTGGGGGTAAGTCCTGTGCCTTGCGGTAGTTTTCTACTTTATCAAAGTGTTTGTCTTCAATCAGAGCGTTTAGCTCCCACTTAGCTTGCTTGGTGTTCTGCATCTGCATGGCTCGGTTCTCCATTCCTCGAATGAATCCATTGAACTCACTCTCTCCCATCCGTTGCAAGTCCCGACCAAACGTCAACTTCTTTATCTCTCCGTCAGTTAGTTGAAATTGGTCTTGGAGGAAACGGACGTATGACTTACGTTCAGCCGATACGGTACTAGCCACCTTACTAGCTTTGTTAGCCAGCGCACGTTCAGCCTTAGCTGGCTTAAGTTCGTCTCGTAGCTCTTTAATTATAGTCGTACTCTCAGTGTATTTTAGATAAGCCTCTCTAGCCTCCTCAGACGTATCAAAACCAGCTTCGTCAGCCAGTTGGTCTCCCTTACGGGCAAATATAGACTTGCCTGAGCCTGTCACTTCTGGGAGTCCGTCTTTACCAGCGTACTTTGAAAGTGCTTTAGCTGGGTGGTTAGCTAGAGCCTCCTCTGCAATGTCTATACGTGTAGCTAGTTGCCCTATCTTCTCAGCGTTTAGGTCTTTGTTCTTTATAGCAGTACGAATGTCTTTTAGCTCGGAGTCTATTTTGATACGTGGGGCTGGTTTGGGTTTAGGAAACTCTTTGGGTACACCACCAGCGTACCCACCTTGTCGAAAGGCTGGGTTTTTTAGTTGGTCTAGGAGGGATGGTTTCTTAGGGGTGTTAGCTTGCTTCCAGATGTCTGTTAGTTGGGCTTTGGTTTGTACCATTTCTGCGTTTAAGATACGCACTTCATTATCCTCTAAAGATTTAATAACATCGTAATTTTTAGACAAATCTGTTAGTTCGTTCGCGGACATATCATCTATTATGTCTCCGTCAGGCATTTCATAAACTCTAGCATTTGGTTTTATATACATTTCGACTACTTCATCTGAATTTGCTATGTTTTTGGAAAATTGTTTAGCATAATTTATGTCGGGTGAGGTGCTTAGTCCTACAAAACCACCGCCACTTGACGGGAACGCTAATTTTTCTTCTGGAGAAAGTATTTTAACTTGTTTAATAAGTTCCTTAACTCCAGCACCTCCATGAAACACTGGCTCTCCTTGTGCTTTCACAAAAGCCTCAGCACTATCAAACCCCTTAGCTCCTTCTAGGATGGATGGTTTTTTAGCTTCTGTGCTAAGATTAGCAGATGATACGGATTGATTGTCTAGTCTGGGTGTCGGTACTGCTTCTGGCTGTGCTGTTGCTGTTGGCTGTTTTACTTTAGCTGCTTTATTAGCTTGCTTCCAAATTTCCTCTAGCTCTGCTTCTCTTTTCCTTATCAAAGGTAATTCCAAAGATTCTGCTTTCCTTATCTCTGAACTGATGTCACCCAAGTCTTTGGTTATTTGCGCACTCAGCCTTACAATATCCTGAGCAGGCTTTCCTTCTTCGGCAATAACCTTCACTCCCTTGAATACATTTTCAGGATCAGAACCAAGGATTACTTGTTTGACAAAGGGTAAATTATTTTTCTTAGCAAAGTAATTATATATAGATTGTATATTTGTTTCTATAGAATCACCCATCACACCACTCTTTAATTTGTCGTAGGATAAGACATCAGTAACATCTCCAACCTCTTTTCCTCTTTTAATACCTAAATCTGCAAGAAGTTCAACTGGGTCAAAATCTAATTTTCCACCTGAAATTGCTTTTGTGTTACCAACACGATCAAACAAAGAGTCTAATTGTTTATCTACTCCAAACTCTCGGTTAATAGTTTTTGTTACAAACTCTTCCTCCGTCAGTCCTTTAGCGACGGCTTCTGAGGCAGGTGTGGTTTGTACTGGCTTTTTAATATCAGATACTCCACCGCGCGCACGTGAAGCTTCAGCTTGTTTGGCTGGGCGTTGTGCGTCTTGTGTGATAGCTAGACTCTCGTCCATGTGTTGCCGTAGGGTATTGGCGAGCGTCTTGTCTCCACCTGTAGTGGCTTCTTTTGCAATGAAACCTTTTGCGACCATAGCGTCTCCTAGCTCTTGAGCGAGTCCTTTTATTTCTATCTTCTCCGCTGAGGTGGCTCTACTGGTTTTGTTCACTATATCAGAGAATCTCTTTACTACCTCGGTCATCTCAGGGTTGTATGTCGCTGGCTTCAGTAGCGTTTTGAGACCCATCTTGACCGGCTTGGTAGTTCCCAAGAATACTGGAGCATCGAGTCCAGCAAACAGCTTCTCGGTAAAGTTAGTTAAGCGCAGGGCTGATTTTTCCTCCGGTGTGAGGTCTTCAGTGGGTACGTTGAACCTAGAAAGAATTGGAGCGTTGGGGTTTTGATTAGCTAGGTTTCTAATCGCTTTGTCAATCGCTAACTCTGGGTCTGTCCCCGCTTCAATAAGTTTGTCTCGGTATTCAAATATACGCCTGTTAGCGTCTTCTTGAGTCGGGTTGAGCAATGAGTTAAATCCTTCAGTTAAAAGCCCTGGCACGCCCTTTTCACGCGCTACAGACCCCATAGACTCTAATACACCAGTGAAACCCTTCTGTTGGTTTGGCTGCTCTGCTCTACCTGTACCTACAAGAAATGGCGCAAGCCCTCCCAGTTTTTCTCGGAGCTTTGCTTGACGGTCTTCATTACGGCTTTGTTGCTGTGACACCATCCACTCCCGCCCTTGCCCTAGTTTCTTAGCATCATTAAAGCTTGTGTTGAGTAAGGGGTTTACTCTTGGTGCAGTAATAGAACCACCTTTAGCGATAATATCGGCTTGAGTTGGTTTGTATGCTGGTATCCTTGTTTGATTGGGAGCTGGCGTTTGGTTTGGAGTTGGTGTAAATGGTACGGGCTGTGTTTGTGCTTGTTGGGTAGTATTCGCTGTCTGGGGTAGAACAGGCTGCGGTAGAGTAGGTGCTTTAGGCATACCAAACTTCACCGGCTGGGGTGGCAGGTTTCTTTTTCCACCGTCTAAGATGGCTTTGATACTTGGGGTGAAGATTCTATTCCAGTCTTTCATAGTGGGCTACTTAAAATACGTTAAAGTCTTCTTCTTCGTCTGAGTCTTGTTTTATACCGTTCGCCTTTTTCCATTCTTCGTAGAATGTATTCGGGTTGAATGACTGTTGTTTATTCACTCGTTCATCTAAGTAGTCGTCTGTAAACAGAGCCATTTGCTCATCGGTTAGTTCTGAGATGATTTTAGTGGAGATTGCGTTGGGTAGGTTTGCCTTTAGGTCTTGTTTTACCTTTGAGTACGAAGTGCCTAGGGCTGTCTTCTTGCTATTTCGTCCGAGCGTACCACCTTCCGTTTCTCCTAGTGTGAATAGACCAGAGCCACCACCCACGGCTCGACCTAATGCATTTACATCAAGTCCACCACTGGCTGTCTTAAGGAACTGCTTAGCGAACGCTTCAGCTTCTTTCTTAAGGTCGGCTGTGTGTTTGTTCGTTCGGGATTGTAGGTCTTTAGAGTATCGTTCCTTGATTCGGAAGATTTCTTTCTGCGCTGATTGCTGGGCTTTGTTCACTTCCTTAGTGATGTCCTCGTAGTCTTTAGTGAGGTCTTGTTCTAGCTTAAGGATAGCTTCGTCTGTGTTGTTCTCGATGTTGTTTAGTTCGTCATTGAGACTGTTCTCGATAGTACGAGTAGCGAACTTGTATTGTATTTCAAGCTGTTGGGCTTGATTCTGGTACTTGGTCTCTAGGGTCTGTAAGGCCGCAGGAGCCGCACCAGTGGTTTTTAATGCCCCTAGCTTAGCCAGCTTACCTGTCATGTAATTTTTAGCTGCTAGACGGTTCTCTTCTACCTTGGCTGTTTGGATTTTCTGCTCAGCTTTGTTCTTAGCAATAGCGGTATCAGCTTGAGCTTTGAGTGATTGGTTGGCATCTTTTTCTCGTTCCTCTAAGATACGCTTCTCTTCAATCGCTTGCTTCTTCTTCATTTCTACAATACCCACTTGCTGTTCTGTACCAAAGTATAGGTCTACTAGGTCTTGCGGGATAGACGCTTGACGCATGATTTCCTCTTGGTAGACCGCTTTCTCTGGGATAAGGTCGTTGAGAGCCTGTTCCTCAGCTTGTTTGTTCGCCATTGGGTTAGTGATACCAGCTAAGTAGTCACCAGTTGATTGAATATTTTGCTCTGTCCCTGCTACTGGTTCGCTAATCTTACTCGCTACGCTGGCTACGTCCCCGCCATAATTCTGAAAAGACTGCATGAGTTGTTGCAGTTGGGGGTTGGTTTGCATAGCTTGGTTCATTTCCTCTTGAGAAGAGAATAGGCCAGCGATGTCTTTGGCTCCGGCTTCGAGGGTAGCTCTGGTTTTGTCTTGCTTAGTACCGTTACTGTCCCATGATGAGTTTTGAATATCAGTTAGCCCTAGACCTACTCTGTCGATAGTCTTCTTGAGTCCGGTGAGCGTTTGGGGGTTAAAGGCGTATGAGGTGTTCTCTGAGAGTTGCCCTGTTCGCTTCTGTTTCTCTGCTCTGGCTCGTGAAGCAGCCTCACCATAGGTGAGTCCTGAGAACTGTGATGGGTCGATAATACCCTCTAGACCCATTGAACGGCCTAGAGATTGAGCTTGTGCGCTATTTAGCGTAGGGATAGCGTTACCTGTCTGAGACTTAGAGCCACCATCCTCAGTAACAGCACTCACTTGGTCTGAAATAATGGCTTGGTCTTCAGGGGTTTCAAAGCCCACACCAGAAGCTCCACCTATTTGAGCGGCGTTGAGTCCTGCTGGGAGCGTTGAGTTCGATGCTTCATACCCATCTAATAGGTCTTTGTCGATTCCATCGAGTCCCTTTAGTTGGTCTAGTTGTTTTTTAGTAAGTCCTGCCATGTTATGTCTTTATTATGTAGTTAATAACTACGAACGGTGGCATGTTGTTGTGGGGGGTGTCGCCTCCTGTGGCATCTGTGTCTCTTCGAGAAGCATTATCACTACCCGAACCAGAACTGTCAAAGTCACCACCAGATTGATTTATATTTGAACCATGTGTGTGAGTGGGCATTTGAGAAATAAGAAGTGTATTCTCTTCTTCTCCCCCACTATCTCCAAGTAATCGGTCAGTTAGTTGAAAAATCATTGTCATTGTTCCTGCCCCTGCATTTACAAGAGCCAATGAATGACCAGCCATTGCTTCTTTGTAACTACTCGCCAATCGAATAGTTGTTGATGTAAGTTTTATAACAAAGTAATCACCCGCACTTAGTCCAGTGGGTAAAGTATCGTCAGTACTAATAGTAACTTTTGTACCTGTTATGATGTTTTGACTAAGAGCTGCAACAGTAATCACTGCATCGTTTTTGATAGCGGAGACTGAGGTTCCGTTAAAATCAGAACTAATTACATTTATTTGATTTTTACTTGCGATAGCATCTAGACCTGTTGCAAATAAACTAAATGTACTGCCAGCGTCTCGTAAATAGTATGTTGTGCCACTATCTAGCCCATTTAATGTTGATGCAGGAGTAAATCCTACACCGTTTGCGATTCCAGAGGCAGCACCATCAATTCGAATCCAGCCATCTTCACGGTGACCGCTTGTAATATCACCTAAGTCAGACCCAATTTCTATTGATGCCGCATCTACTGTAATTGATTCTTGTTTTTGTCCTGCACCTACTGGGAAAGATGAACGTAAGTCTGGTACGTTAAACGTAGTTGAGCCGTCACCCACACCATATGATGTGCTAGTTACAGCAAAAAGGTCAGCGTAAGTAGTTCTCGATACGGCGGCACCATCACAAAGTAGGAAACCTGTAGGGGCTGCTGCACCAGCGTACATAGAAATCATACCCGTAGTGGCCGCAATAAATTGTGCTTGAGTCGCTGTTACTCCAGCTCCTGCGTTCATTCTAGTATCGTTAGTACCCACCGCAATTGGCTCTGCTGCGTCTGCTGGAGCCGCTGATAGCTTTGAGATACCCTTTACCGTTGTACTGGCGTTAGGCGCACCGGCAGATACAATAGCGTTAATCGTATCGTCAATCTCTTGCTGGTGTTCTGCGGTGTAGTTCATTCGAACAGCCTCACCTGCGATGTGAGCTTGGTCAGTAGTCCCTCCGAGTCCTCTGTCACCGGCTAGAGCGATGGTTACGTAGTCTCCTGTACCGTCTGTGCCTGTGCCTGTGTATTTAATAATCTCACGTAGGGATTCACTCCCTGGGGAAATAACCAAGTAGCCGTTAATCGGTGTTGGTTTAGTTGATACGTAGATGTTAGTCGCTCCGGTTGTGCAATCGACTGCTACGGTTTCTTTATAAAAGTTCTGAAGGGTTGAGATAGCCATATATATATTGTTAATTATACCATTTTAATTCATGCTAATAACACTACTGGATTTAGTCAGCTTGCGTGGGCTTTTGTGACCAGATAGAGCGAATTGTGAGATGGTAAAGGTCTCACTTAATTTATCGTTACTCAGCTCGATACTGATTGACTGAGCCTTAGAGAGGAAAGATACTCTACGTTTAGTAAAGGGTGAGTTTGCCACCACTCGACCAAAGGAGTCTGCGATAAGCATGTCACCGATTGGTACTTCGGGGAGAGCGTTCTCTTCATTCTCTACTGGGTTGCCAACAAAGAAGATTTTAGCTTTAGTGTTACGTATGTCGTTTGCGTCTGAGTAGACAGTGACAGTCACACGAGCCAGTAGGTCTTTGAACATTAGGTCTAGGTAGCGGTAGACGTTGAAACGTGAGAAGTCATCGTCCTCTACCCGCTCAAAGCGCACTGATGAAGGGATAGCTACCCCATTATCGTTTAGTGATTCTGTCCACTTGAGTACACCAAAGGGTGCTGATGACTTGGCACTGTATATTACTCCGTCAATCTCCATGTAGTCTGAGCTTTTGGCTTTGATACGGTTGGTATTCTTAGTCCATGCGTTGCCGTGAAGTAGGTGACAGACAAAAGTCACATCGTTTGTGTCTTCAACTAGGGGAATAGCCATATAGAACCGTCTGTTGTAGTAGAAAGTAACTATCTGTGAGTAGTCTGCTACTTTAATATAAGCTAGTGTCTCCTTAATATCCTCTGAAATGACTGATGTATTGACTCCAAGTACCCCTATTTGCTGGTCTTTGTACCCAATAGAGCGCACTTCTAGCCCTGTGAAGAACCAGATGTCGTTCTCTACCCATGAGATAGCGTCTTTCCCACACGCTCCGTACTGTCCGTTTTGAATCTCTAGCTTCGGTACGAACAAATCTACAATTTGGTCGTAAATAAAGGTCAGTTTCCAGATGCTCTCTTGTTTGAATATCAATAAAGAGCCAAAGTAGTTAACTGTGCCGGTGATTTTGTCTGTGCCGGTAGGTTTGATTATGTCTGTACCAGTAAAAGTAGTGGGGACTCCTACGTTTGAGTAATAGGTAGTTAGTGGCTCGGCTGTTACACCTGATACAAATAGTCTGTCCTCAAATATCTCTAAGATGTTACCCTTTGGCGCGCTTGCGTACTCAGTAAAGGTAGTACCGTCAAACTTAGTATACGGCTCGTTCGCGTTACTGAGGTATAAATCATCGTCATACACCAAGTAAGCGAACTCTGCGTCCTCTGTGTACGCTGCTGTGACAGTGTGTACGCCTGATTGTGTACCGGAAGTATCAACTGCGCTTCCTCCTACTGTCTCGGAGAACTGAAAAGCGTTGGCGGTGAGTCCAGCAGCGATAACGAAGTAGGTGGTGCCAGCGGTGATACCTGTCGGTAGTGCGCCGGTAGTGCTGAATACGATAGGTGTAGTAGATACAAAGCTATGAGCTGTCTGAGTTACTACGGCTGGGGTAGCGATAGTGATAGTAGACGTTCCCCCACGTAAGTTCTCCCATAGGTTAGTAGTGGTGTTGTATCGCTGTAGGTGTTTACCTGTCGCTCCCAGGATATAGTTTGTGCCGTCCTTTTTCTTGTAGTTAAATAGCGAGTGAAACAATGATGCACTTTCAGCTCCAAACAACTCACAACCAGTGTCTTTAGTTAAATACCCTTCCTCAATGAAGTTCATGTTAATCGGGACAGTCCGTCCTCGGTTGTCATCTACGTCAACAGCCTTTGCCAGCTCGTCTTTGATGATGGTGAATGGTTGCTTTTTGATTGGCATACTAAATAATCAAGTTTTGGTGGGTAAACATTACAGCTCCTTTCTGGTTCGTTTCTTCGTAGACTGACTGTGCTGCCATTCGTTCACCCAGTTCAGTGGCAAACTTATTCTTGTAGAAGGCTGAGAGTTCCTCGTCTTGCAGGTCTTCGTACGCACGAGTCATCGCTCCATAGATGATAGGTTCGTGGAAGTATTCGTTGATAGATGGTGTAGACCCACTGACTAGCTCGTCTGGTTTTGGCCAGTACTTCATTGTCAGGTTTGCTACGGTGGTGTCACTACACTTAATCTCCCCATCCTCAATCGTGTAGGCGTAGGGGATAGTCTCTTTAACAAAGTCATTGATTGATACCTCGGTGTATAAGTTACCGTCATTTCCTACCGCTTCACCGTGGGCTGTTCCAAAGGTACTAGGGAGTGTCCCCACCCCAGCAGTAAGGGTGATGATAGTAGTGTCTATATCAGTAGCAGTAAACAGACGCTTCCATACGTCTTTGTACGCCTCGTTGGTGTAGATGAGAAGGATATTGTCAGGAATAACGTCTGTCGTTGCTTCCAGTATCTTTCGTCTTATGATGGTTTGTATTTGGTTTGTTGTCATATGAATGTCTTAAGCCCAATAAGCCCACCCTCATTAGAGAGTGAGCTTGTGGGATTATGAGATTGTTGCTCGGAGAACAGCTCCTCGTCCACGGTTGCCTTCGAATACTTTGTATCCTCGGACAAGTAGTCCTTTACAGGTAGATACGAATGAGTTCGGGTCAGTCTCACTTGAGATGATAGAAACCTTCATAATCTGTGCTGCAAAAGCCATGAATTCCTTCGTACCAGCTAGGAAGAAGTAACCTGTTGTGTTGTTACCTGCTACTAGCTCTGAGAAGTAGATGTCAAAGTTTGCGAATCGGCCTACAAACCCTTCCTTTACTACCTCTTCGTACGCTACGTCTACTGCTGGGATAAACTCTGGTGCTTGTCGCATGATACCTTCCATTGCTGAGTTAACAACTAGGAAACGTCGTTCCTTACGTGGTGTAAGTGATGCGTTTAGTACTGTACCGAGTTGTACCATGTACTGGTATACGTTGCTCTTAGTCAAAGCAACTGCTGTAGCTCCTGCGATTGTGTAAGAAGTACCACTTGATACTGCTCCACCTGTGTACTCACTTTCTGCTCCAACGTCTTTAATTGTGATTGAAGTTGCTGATGCGTACGCTGTAACGATTTGGTAAGTTGCTCCAGCGTCTGCTGTGAAGTAACCTCCTACCATTGCTGCGGTGAAAGTAGTTCCTGTACCTGTTACTGCTCCGGTAGTTGCTGCTACTGCTACTGATCCAGTTGAGTAATTTGTTCCAACTACGTTTGCTCCTGATGCGTTACGTCGTCCGTACTCTAGAAGTTCAGTGTCGATAAGTTCTGACATGTCCATTCGTGCGTTTGATGCGTATTCTGACATTGTGTCTACATCGTTTTGTAGCTTGTCAATGTCGTCTACAACAAACTTGAAGTAGTCAGCTTGGTCGATAACTAGGTCTTCTGAGGTTGGGTTTAGGTCTTGTGCAACCAATGTCATTCCCTTTGTGTATGAAGAAAGACTGATTTTAGCTGCTGTACGAACTCGAACTCGGTCTCCCATGTTCTTGATTTCACCTTCGTACTTTGTGTTGGTGATGTTCTGGTAGATTGTCTCGTTGTAGAGAGTTTCTACTAGTTTAAGGCTAAATACTATTGGAGTATTAGCTGCTAATGATTGTGACATTTTTGGATTTTATAATCCAGAAGGTTTAATTGATTCCTTTTTTTAGGTCAGCGTTAAATTCTTTAGACATATTAGCGAACTTGGTTGGGTTTTCTTGAGACATACGTGTCCAATCTGCGAGTGAGCGTGCCTGAACTGGTGTTTTATCACCGCCGGTTACGTCCTCTAGGTCGACACGTGAAGTCTTCTTCCGTTCCTCTTCTGCTCCAATCTCTTTGGCTTTGTCGTATAGGTAGCTCTTTCCTAAGTCAACGATGATGTCTTTGATGTTATCTGGGACGTTACTCGCGTTGTAGTAGGTGCTTTGAAAGTAATCTTTGTGGTCGGCTAGTTCAGGGAGGACTTGTGTAGCTTCCTGAAATGCGGTGTCCCACTTACTTTTACTATAAGCCTGGCGGGAGAAGGCGATGGCTGGGTCTTGCAGTATCTCATCCTTGGCTTTCTTGGAGATAGTCTGTGACCACTTAAGCAAGTTGGCTTGTGCGTCTTCATCTAAGTCTGAGAATCCTTCGAAAAGGGCTTCTTCTTCTGGTTGGGTAATAACTTCTGCGCTTTTTACATTTGTCTGAGCTGATTGAAACTCTCGTAGTGATTTGTTCTCTTCGTAGAGTCGCTGGGCTTCTCTGGCACTGTCTTTGAATTTCTGCTCGTAGTCTGTAACCTGTGCGTCAGGGGTTTCACCAGTTTCCGTCTGTTCCGTTCCTTCTTGTGGGGTCTCAGGGTTAGCTGTTGCGTCCTGTGTTTCCTCGTCGAATGAGTTTGGATTGTTCATATAGTATTTTTGACCGTCCTGCTAAGGAGGGTTTGGTCTTATAGTTAATTATAACACATTTATTTGGTATCCTTCGCTGCTGGTCGCTTAGTTTTCTTCATGGCAGCAGTAGCTTTCTGTACTTCTGCTGAGGTCAGTGGCTCTGGTTCAGTGATACCAAGACGTTCCAGGGTGTCTTCATCGAGCAAGTGTTCATGCTCAACTAGAAACTCTACGTCTTGTGAGTCCCATGAGGATTTACTGACAATCTCTTCAATGGTGACTACCTTTGGGCCGGAGCCTTCGAATTCCATCATAATTTAATATTTTTTATCCTTTAGTTTTTGTTATTGATAATACTAGCAATCATCTCTTTCTCTTTGGTTGGTGAGTCAAGGAATGAACACAGGCTCTGTGTAAACTCTATCTTCATCTTAAGAAATAAGTCGTCACGTTCGCCTAGACTCTTAGTAGTAAGGCTTTTGATAGCCTGTTCTACCTCTTGGTCGAGGAAAGTACGCACGTCTGCCTCGGTTAACTGCCTACCACTGAGGGTCTTTTCCCATTCAGCGTAGGTAGACTTCTCTTCACTGTTCAACTCATCGACTGACTTGACTCCTATTTTCTGTAGATAATCGGTTAGTATAGACATTATTGTGGGGTGTTAACTGGTAGTTGTGCCGGTTGCTGTGCTGACTGCTGTGCTGGTTGTGGCTGTTCACTTGCTCCTTCCTCTACTGGTGCGCCCATCCCTTGCGGCTGTCCTTTGTTCTCTTCAAACTGGATGACTTCCTCTATCTCAGCTGGAGACCAGCCAATCAGTTCAAGTTCTTTTCGCTTGGCAATCTTGAGTGCTACTGGGTTGTCTAAGAATGAGTTCTTGATGTAGGCGTTCTTCTTTAAGTCCATATCATCGTTGGCTGACTTCTCAGACTGGAGTACTACTCGCACTTCATAGCCCTGGGGGTTGTACCAGTCATCTCTCCCCACTTCTTTAGATTGGAACTTCCCATCAGCGGCCTTCTTGTATAGCTTGATGCGTCCACGTGAGTTTGAGTCTAGTAGGTCGTAGAATATCTGCCCACTTTGCTCCCATGACTGACGGTATTGCTTGGCTACTACCTGCTGTCGTTGGTCTGACTGTTGGAATGATAGCTCTACCTCTCCAAGAGTTGCCATAGCTTTGTCTTGTAGTCCTCGTTCAGTCGGTGTTTGGGCTACTGAGGATTGAATCATGTTCTTTAGGTAGTCAATTTGACCAGTAGTGTCTCCCAGCGGTTGGATTTGCATCTGCTGGATCACCTCTGACGGATTGCCAGGTACACCATACATACCAAACGGTCGAGCCTCAAAGGCTTGTGGGGTAAAGGTTCCGTTCATTGTGTTGAAGAAGTACATACCAAAATTACGGTACGCTCGGTTCTCTAGGTCTTGAGAGAAGTACATGTTCACTACCTTGTTCATTTGCCGTACGTTGTCAGCGATAGCGTCACTCCAAATATCATTCAGGTCTGGGTCTGATGCCCATGTTGCATACGGTAGGTAGTCAATACCAATCGCTTCCTTTAGTGGCTTGTTGTATAAGACTACTGAATCCAGGGCAATAACAATAAGATGCCGTACAAAACGGTTCT